GGCACTGGGCGATGCAGCAGGCAATGCCTTCGCTGAAATGAACTTCTCCATCGAGAAGGTCACCGTCACCGCCAAGTCCCGTGCTCTGAAAGCAGAATACTCGCTTGAACTCGCCCAAGACCTGAAAGCTGTTCATGGTCTCGATGCTGAGTCTGAGCTTGCCAACATCCTCTCTACTGAGGTTCTGGCTGAGATCAACCGCGAAGTGGTTCGTACCGTCTATCGCATTGCTCGCCCTGGCGCTCAGAACAACACAGCTACTGCTGGCATCTTTGACCTCGACGTTGATTCCAACGGTCGCTGGTCGGTTGAGAAGTTCAAGGGTCTCCTTTTCCAGATCGAACGCGACATGAACGCTATCGGTCATGAGACTCGTCGCGGGAAGGGTAACATCCTCATCTGTTCTGCTGACGTTGCTTCGGCACTGTCCATGGCAGGTGTTCTGGATTACACCCCTGCTCTCTCGGGTAATAGCAACCTGCTTCCCGATGACAACAGCAGCACCCTGGCTGGTACACTGAACGGACGCATCAAGGTCTACGTTGACCCCTACTCCGCTAACGTTTCTGACCGTCACTTCTATGTGGCTGGTTACAAAGGTTCTAGCGCATACGATGCTGGTCTCTTCTACTGCCCCTATGTGCCCCTCCAAATGGTTCGCGCCGTTGGTCAGGATACATTCCAGCCCAAGATCGGATTTAAGACCCGCTACGGCATGGTCGCTAACCCGTTTGCAGAAGGAACAACGCAGGGGAGCGGTGCTCTTACTGCTAACGCCAACCGCTACTATCGTCGTGTGCTGGTCGATAACCTCATGTGATCGATTGCTCACAAACGAGTCTTCTTTGGGGTCCTTCGGGACCCCTTTTTTGTTAAATAGTAATTATACTATGGGGACCTATGCCAAGAGGAATCATGCTGAAACCAGAAATCCAGGCGAGGATCTACAAGTTGAAGACTGCTCTCTACAACGGAGAACATAAAGATAAAAGTGGGGAATGGCACGATGGTGCTCATGCCGCTTATAATGCAGTCCTAGATATTCTGAACGAGTACCGCCAATGAGCAAGGATCTAGATTTCATTGATGAACTTCTTCCTAAGTTGCACGAGAGGACTCTCAGGATGAAGACAGACATCCTTATGGAAGAACCATGTCCTGTATACGAAGGTGATGCTGAGGACTGGGCAGACTTCTGGTACGGAGAAGAGGCATGAAGTGGAAGTGGGGTGAGGATGTAGAGGTCCCAGAGCGGGTCACCGAAGAACGTGTACAGGAGATGATCGATGCTGCCATACGAAAGCATAATCGTAATGCTTCAATTATCTCTATGTGTGTTGGGTGGGTTGTTCTTGCACTTTTTGCTGAGGGTCTGCTTCGACTTATCGGAGTGATCCCCCCTGTTGTACCATGGATCAATCCACACTTATAAATTGGATTGGAGTTATCCTCCTCTTTGTGTTCGGTGTCACTATGATCTATCAAGGTCATATGATATACCACTCAAAGAGGGGGTATCGTCATAGCGAGAAACAGAAGCAGGATGCCATAAATACCAGGAGAAGAATAGAAGAACTCCTGAGGAACAAGTAATGGCACTGTATGGTTTAGAGAACGACCAGGATATCGCGATGCTGTGGAACAAGCAGCTGGATAACCGAAACTTCCTGTCGCCTATTGGGTTTAAGATGCTGTTGGAACAGTTCCCTAAGGTGCCTTACTTCTCACAGTCTGCCAACATTCCTGGCATAGGACTCAACACGATCGAGCAACCTACTATGTTAGGTCGCCCTGTACCGTGGGACGCTCATGGTTTGAACTACGAACCGTTCACACTGACGTTCCTGGTAGATGAAGACTTAGAAAACTATCTGATCATCCACAACTGGATGCGTGGTATCAGTGGTGGTAATCATACATGGGAACGTGGTGACTACGAAGAGCACTACACACCACGTTGTGACGGTTCTCTTGCTGTCATGAACTCCAACATGCAGACTAACTTCTTTGTCAACTTCAAAGACCTGTTCCCTGTGTCGTTGAATGCTCTGGAATTCAATGCTACAATCGATGGTACAGAGTATGCCACGGCATCAGTCGAATTCAGGTATACTTCGTATGACATTGTAGACAAAGAAGGTGTAAGGAGGACCACACTTGAATGACATTAGATGAAATCCGTGAGATGTGGAGAGAGGACTGCGTTGTAGACCAGAACGATCTCGACACTGAAAACTTCAAGGTCACTGTTATCCATGAGAAGTACCTAAACATCTGGTCCCAGTTCAAACTGATGCTATCAGATGCTGAGACCAAAGCAAAGATGCTTTACAAACAGAAGTTTGAATACTACTCAGGCAAAGCACCAGCAAAGGTGTACGCTGAGAAACCATTCAATCATAAGGTACTCAAAACTGACATCACCACATACATCTGGGCAGACGAAGACTGGTTGAGAAACAAGCAGAAGATCGACTACCTTGAAACTTGTATAAATTACTTAGAACAGATTCTTAAACAGTGTTCCTCTCGTGGGTTCCAGATTAAGAATTTCATTGATCTGAGACGACATGGTGATTACTAAGATTGAAAAGAAGAATGAAGTCTATGTCAAGGTAACAGCAGAACCGCATGTACATCAGGAACTTAGCGACCACTTCCAGTTTGAAGTGCCCCAAGCGAAGTACATGCCTCAGTATCAAAAATGGAAATGGGATGGCAAGATCCGCTTATACTCTCCTGCTACTGGTGAGATATATGCGGGTCTTTTTGATTACCTATGTGAGTTCCTCGACGAACGAGGATATGAATGGGAAGTTGAAGACAGCAAGTTCTACGGTAAACCTAATGAATGTGAACTACTCGTATCTCCTGAGGCAACTGCGGGGTTTGTTAGATCTCTCGGACTCCCTTTCAAAGCAAGAGATTACCAACTGCGAGCAATATATCAAGCACTTCGCCACAATCGCAGACTTCTACTATCCCCGACAGGATCGGGAAAATCTCTGATCATCTATGCCTTGGTGCGTTGGCACCTGGGTCTGGATCGTCGTGTATTGATCATCGTCCCTACTGTATCTCTGGTTGAACAGATGTACAAGGACTTCCAACAGTATGGATGGAGAGCAGATGCATACTGTCACAAGATCATGGGTGGTACAGAGAAGTATACAAATGCTCCTGTGGTCATCTCTACATGGCAGAGTATCTACAAGGAACCTCGTAAGTTCTTCAAGGACTTCGATGTAGTCATCGGTGACGAGGCACACCTATACAAAGCGAAAAGTCTGTCAGGTATTCTCACCAAATGCCATGATGCAAAATACCGCGTTGGACTGACAGGTACTCTCGATGGTATGCACACCCATCAGTTGGTGTTAGAAGGTTTGTTTGGTCGATGTGACAAGGTGACAAAGACTGCTGACCTCATGAAGAAGGGACACCTCACCCCACTGAAAGTAAATATCCTACTACTCAATCATGGGTATGTTCCTTTCGATGATTATCATCAGGAGATGGACTACATCATCAGTCATGGCAAGAGAAATAATCTGATTACTAATCTAGCGTGTGATCTGAAAGGTAACACTCTCATCTTGTTCAACTACGTCGAGAAGCACGGGGACCCTTTGTGGGAGATGCTAAATAATAAGGTCAAGAGCAGTCCTGATCCACGCAGGACTTTCTTTATCCACGGTGGCATTGACGCCTACGATCGTGAACAGGCACGATCTATCTGTGAGAAAGAAAACAATGCCATCATCCTGGCATCGTATGGAACTTTCTCTACTGGTATCAATATCAAGAATCTGCATAATGTGATTTTTGCCAGTCCATCCAAGTCGAGAGTAAGGAACCTCCAATCTATTGGACGTGTCCTTCGTAAAGGTGAGAACAAGGCGCAGGCAGTGTTGTATGACATTGCAGACAACTGCTCCCGAGGATCTAGAAGTAATTATACCCTTCGTCATCTTGCTGAAAGAATCAAGATCTATCAAGAAGAGTCATTCAATTACGAAATCAAGGAGATCAAACTTAAACATGATTAACTACATCCGACACGACGAACAATTCTTTGGCACTGTCAAACTGACATCAGGAGAGGAAGTCCTAGGTGAGATCCTCGTTAGTACAGATCCTGATACTCAGACTGATATGATCTTCATTCAGAATCCTGCTAAGACTAAGGTCATTGAACTGGATCCTGATGAAGAGAACAAGAACCAGAAGGTTGCTATGGCATTCATCCGCTGGATGAACTTCTCTGATGAAGACTTCTATGTGTTGGATGAATCCTCTGTTACCACCATTGCTCCTATGTCAAAGGAAGCAGTGATGATGTATAAGCGTTGGGTCAGAAAAGAGATCTTGAAGGAAGAAGACACTGAGACCGAAGTTCCAATAAACAAGAGTATGGGTCTGGTGTCTAAGGTTGATGAAGCAAGGACGTTCTTAGAGAAGATTTTTAATAGTGGATCTCACTACCACTAAGTAATAACTTAAAGGTACTCTGTCTCTGAACCCTGACTGTGTTACTATAATTATAATTATTCTTCTTGTCAAGCTGTCACCTCGTCACTTGACTTTTTCGTCAACATTCGATAACATTATGACATCCGTGAAGGACCACTATGACTATTTCTATGCCAGCACGGAAGAACGCCAAAAAGAAAGAACACTATGTCGATAACAAACAGTTCCTCCATGAACTGATTATCTATCGTAATAAGTGTGCTCAGGCAGCAGAGAAGGGAGAACCCAAACCTCGTGTGTCCAACTATATTGGCGAATGCTTCCTTAAAATTGCAACACACCTCTCCTATCGTCCCAACTTCATCAACTACATGTACCGCGAGGACATGATTGGTGATGGGATCGAGAACTGTATTCAGTACATCCATAACTTCGACCCAGAGAAATCCTCCAACCCGTTTGCATACTTCACGCAGATCGTGTACTATGCATACCTGCGTAGGATTGCCAAAGAGAAGCGACAGCAGTCGATTAGAGAGAAGATCCTAGAACGTAAGGGATGGGAGGAAGTCATGCATAGTGACGACCTTGACAACACGGCAGACATGAACTACATTAAGGCACGAGTGGAATCCAACACGAGGTACTAATGGCACACATGTCAGACAACTACATGGAGAACTACTGGCGCGGCGGTACTACCGAAGAACGCACCAGAACCCTGATCGCAGAACTGACCAGTATCCTGGGTGGTGTATGTTACACCCAGACCTGTGTCACCAGTGCAGGTAAAGAGTACAAGAAACTTGTGATTGAGTATGAAGATACTTCTAATAACTGACCAGCATTTCGGTGCTCGAAACGACAGTCAGGCATATGTTAACAAGTATCAAAAGTTCTATTCTCAAACCGTACTCCCTTACATAGATAAGCATAAGATCACTAACGTGATCGCTTTGGGAGATACGTTCGACAGAAGGAAAGGCATCAACTACAACTCGCTGGAAGCAGCGAAGAAAATGTGGTTCGATCCTTTACGCGAGCGTGATGTCAAAATGCACATGCTCGTGGGGAACCATGACATCTACTACAAGAATACTCTCAGAATTAATAGTCCCCAACTTTTGCTCGGGGATTATGACAACATCACTGT